TGAATGGATTGGTCGCTGCTTCGCTCATATTGAAAACATTAAACGACAATCCCTATTTAGCACCTTTTTGGACAGAACTTTCACTCCAAATCTTCTAACATTTGTTAGATTTTTTAAGCAGATTTATATCGACATCGAGGAAAAAATTTGCTCCAAATCAGATATGGTTTTGGGACGTGAATACGGCTTCAGTGTTATCTCTTTGGTTCCGCTTTTCTGTGTTCTGGAAACTGCGAGATACATTTGCCGGAGGTCATCGGACATATTCGAGACGGAAACATTGATGCCACTTTCAGAAGATTTCTTCAGTTCATTGTAGAACTCGTCCATAAAACTTCTTGTAGTAAACTGCACGCCTGAAAAATCCAAGTCAACTTCGTTTTCTTTATAACTATACACGGCAGAGAATATGTCGTGAGCGGATATCCTGTTCAGAATATCACGGCCGATAAGGTCTTGTATCAGTATTGTTCTCATATTACTCAACGTATTTCAAATAACTAAATGTAGGCATATTGTTCGGAATCCTGAAGGATACTATGGTTCCTTTGAATTTGATTCCTAACGGAAGCTCTATGTATTGTGCCATTGCTTTATTTGCGGCGAAAGCAGCATCCCCAGAAGCTAGAAGATATTCGCCGGATAGTCCTTTTGTAAGCATCTTGATTGTAGTCCTCAAACCGTATCCTCGGTTTTCTGTTTCAGGAAGATTCTTGGCTGAGATTCCTGAAACGGCAGATTGGAGGGCCTCTATGTCGGAGCCGATTCCGGCAGTGCGCGGATTTTCCGAATAACTTCCCAAAAGAGTACCTCCGGTGTCTGCAATGCAGATGTCCGTGTATCCTTTTGTCGGATAGCTCTGAGCCGTTATATATCCATAGGGAGAGTGCGCGTGTTCAACAATGTTGTCTATGGTCTCTCCTATTATGTATCTTAATCCGTTTTCTACATTGTCTCCAAAACAGCCTTGGGCGCTTAGTATAGACTGTATGGCAGAAAGGATGGCGTCTCTCTTGTCGGTTCCGGCAATGTCTGTTGGAAATTTTATGACAGGGATGTACGAGCTACCAGAGAACTTTGCCATAAGAATCTTGAATTCGGAAGCTCTCATTATTGAGGCATTAATACCGCCATCAGTAAAATGCACAGTGCTTAAGTATGAGTTTGTCGCAGAGAATATTGGTTTCGGCTCAATGCTCTCCAAAAATACCAGTGCCGGCAATAGGAATGACGGCATAACGAAGCTTATTCCAGACAATGAAATATCCTGGTCTTCGGACACGGAAATCTCGTGGCAGAATTTGACGGCGGATAAGAATCCTCTGGAAAGTTTGTCGTCACGAACATTTATGATTGGGCGTATTGTCATAACTATTTCTGACTCAATATTGATAAAAGTTTATTGATCTGAGCGTCTTTTTCTTTGATCTGAGCGTCTTTTTCTTTGATCTGAGCGTCTTTTTCTTTGATGCGTTCATCCAGAATCTCTATCTGGGCCTTCAGGACGTCCGGGGAGTCGGAATAATAATGTCGGTTGTCGATAGGAGAATTAGTCAAGGCGTTGCTTCCTATTATATTTACACCCGAATTATTGTCGCCTACACTATTCCTCATATTTCCCTTACCTGTATAGAGCCAAGCTTCGTTTAGCTCTGGAAATACAGATAAAATCTTATTTGCCATTGCTCGTGAAATGCTCTTTGTCTTGCCTTTTTGGATGTCATATATAGCCTGTGGGCGTGATAATCCAATCTTGCTGGCAAATTGTTTGGCGTTTAACCCGCTATATTCCAATAACTTATCTATTACAGTGTCCATACTTGTCTAGATTATTAAAGAAAAATTCAATACAGAAATAATCTGTATATTTGCATCGGGTTCTAACAAATGTTAGAAGAAATGTTATAACAAATGTTAGATAATCGCGGTAAATATAATGAAAAATTATGAGACAGACGCAGAGGAAAGAGCGGGACAAGGTTATCAAGTCCGAGTACAGGGAAATGGTTCGGCGCGGTTCTCCGATTTGGGAGACCAAGGAACAGCTGGCCGCGAAATACGGAATGTGTTCACAGTCGATACATAGAATAGTCAATAGCAGAAGAGCCAAAAACAGGGAAGTCAAGAATAGTTAAGTGTTATGTGTTAAGAGCCATGACGATGCAAGTGAACTTGATACTTCAGAGCTCTCCGATGATGGAGAAGCTGCTGGCCATTCCAGATTTGGTGGCCGGGAATTTATGCCCGACGCTTCCTGTGTGTATGGATAGAATCGATGTTGGCAGCAAGGTGGAGTATGATAGCATTGTGAATGACAGCGCGGTCCTTCATCTGTCGTACAGGGTGACGAAAGTGGAAAAGGGTTGCATCGCATGGCTTGATTTAGAAAATTTCAAAATTTGTTGATATATGGAATGTCGTAGGGTTATATGATGGCTGGTACTGCTTTTAGGTATTGTCATTCTCGTCATTGATGAAAGACATTGTGACGCATCGAGATTCGTGTTGTTTTGTTTTTGCCTCATGATGGGGCTTCCTTTAGTGGAGAAAAAAGGAGTAAAGAGCAAGGCTGTCCAAACCCGTGAGGGCAAGGACAAGTAAGGATCCGCCGGAGTGAACCTGGATAGGCGTCCGGCGGACAAGACGGAGGAAGGTGCGGATATGGAGTGCCGCACGGGATTGTCTGATAAGCATTAAAGGTCTCGCGTCAGAGAAGCCCAGGGCCACAGGGAGGTTCGATTCCTCTCCCTCCGACAACCGCAGCGATGCGTTTTATGTTTTATAGTCTAGTCTAGCAAATTGTACAGGAAGGGTAGTTCTGCGGGTGGCGCGGTGCAAGCGGTCGGAATCAGAAACGGCGCAGCTGCAAGGGACGGTTCGAGTCCGCCCTACCCTGCGAATCAAAACACATGAATTATGATACGTACAGGTTGCTTATATCAGGAAATTCAGAGGAATGTCGGGAAAGGGAGACAATCAGAGTTGAGCGGAAACAGGTATGTGAGGGGCGTGGGCTTTGTCCGGTCTTCCCGATACCGATGGGTGGTGGAGATTTCATGTCACAACAAGCGTTATCGTTTCCGTTCTACAAATTTCGATAATGCGAGGCGATGGCTGGAGTTGCAGAGCCAACGTCTCAGTGACTGAAAAAGCCCGGCGGACCGGGCTTTTCAAGAGTTATTTCTGAAGTTTCGAATAGTAGAGTATGGCGTCGTTGATGTATTTGCATTTGTTGCTGCCTAGTGCTGAAAGAATCTCGTCAACTTCTGGCGTAGAGCGGAAGTTATAGGCCTTGCCATGAGGGATTGCTTTACGGCCTGCACCGGAGCGGGCGCCTCCCCAGTTTTTAGAATCGGTCGAAGATGAATTTTTGTTTTCCATATTGTTTTGTAAATTTGTGTCACCTACCAGAGGGGAGGCTGAATCTCTCAGCCTCCGTTGGTAAATTAGATTGCGATTTCTATCGTGAATCTGATTTTCCAAATCTTAAAAATGAATTTAGCGGTCATTTCTGTAAGACTTTGGTAGGTTTTTTCTTACTCCCTTTCAAGCGTTTCAGATTTCTCTTTTGCGATTCTGTTCCTCAGAACCGCAATACAAATATACGCATTTATCTTGAATTAACAAAGAAAAATCAAGATTATTTTCGATTATTTCCCGTCAAAATCAATAAAATATGAAACTTTATAATTATGCATCCTTGTACAGGGATATGAGATTGTTCCGCGCTGTTATGTTTCAGGATGATGCCTCCGCTAAGTTGGAGTGTTTCAATTTCACAATGAATGACGACGTCCCGGATAGAGAGGAAGACTGGTCTGCGTGGCAAAATGCCGTAATTGAGAATATTGACAGAATTGACGTGCTCGAACAGGGTGAAGATACGTCCATTACCATCAGGGAAGACGGAAGAAAGATGAGGATAGCTCTCATTAGGCGCTTGAAATGACACATTATGTACACTGACATTGATAAAACCGGGCGCGTGTCGGTTTTCGAACTGGACCCGGTCGAGGTGAAGATCCTGGCGGAAAGCATCGGACATTTCATCGATGCGGCCACCTCGGTAAGATCCATCGAGGGAGGACAAGAAACCACCATCCGGAAGGCTGAAACAATGCTACGGAAAATTAGAAGTTGTCAACTATGATCAAGAAAGAAGACATATTCGATGCGACGGACGGTGGCAAGGCGGTAATCACGCATTACTACCCTCAGAGCTCCGCCTGCTTCCGCGGTTCCGGAAGCAAGAACTTCCGTATCAGGGAGGATGACAAGAACCCGTCTGCCACTGTGTTCTGCAAGGACGGAATCTGGTTCGTCCAAGACAAGGGCGGTTCCGACAACAAGGCCAGGACTGCGATCCAGATTGTCCAGGAGGCTGAAGGTCTCGGTTTCCCGCAGGCGATAGAATGGATTGCGCGCAAATTCGCGCCGGCGCTGCTGGAGGACAAGGGGGCTTATGACAACAGCAAGCCGCAGCCGGATATCGAGGAGGTTCCAGGACAGCCGTCCATTACTATACAGGTGAGGAAGTCCGGAGAGTTCACGCAAAAGGAACTGGACAGGCTTGGCTACAGGATCACGAAGGACCTCTGCGACCAGCTCTGCCTCAAACCTCTTGATTATTACATCACAGCGGCCAACAAAAAGGGCAAGAGTTACAAGATATCGGGCAATGACAATTATCCGATGTATTTCTACGACTACGGCAAGACCGGAGCCGACGGCCACACGTGGGGAAAGATATACCAGCCGCTGGGCGATGTGCGTTTTCTTTATTTCGGACAGAAGCCGGAAGACTTCTTTTTCGGGGATCGGGACTTTCTGGCCGCTTATGCCAAGGCGAAGAAGGGCATTTATCCTGGACAGGTGGAAGCTGATGACGAAGGCGGGGAAGAGGTGCAGATGAAATGGAAGCAGCTTATCATCTGTTCCGGTCCTTCCGATGCGCTGAACGTGAGAGGCGCTGATGCGGGATATCATGTCTGCTGGCCGAATAGTGAGACGGCCAAACTGACGGAGTACCAGATGGGGCTTCTCAGCCAGCTGGCCGAGAATATCTATATCCTGTATGATATCGACGATACGGGCATTGCGAATATGTACAAGACCGCGCTGCGTTATCTCGATCTCAAGATCATACAGCTGCCGAATGAACTGAAGAACTACAGGGACCGCAAAGGGAAGCCGTGTAAGGACGCCAAGGACTTCTTCGTGCATTTCCGCCGGCCGGAGAACCAGAATCCGTACAAGCTCTTCAGCGACCTGGTGAAACTTTCCGGAGGACTGAAGTTCTGGACTGTGAAACCGGCGAAGACCGGCTTCATGTTTGACATAAACAACGAGCAGCTGTATTCGTTCCTTCAGGCCGGAGGCTTCTACCGCATTGCGTCCTCGGCCAATGCCAAGGGTTACACGTTCTGCCACATTCACGACAATGTCGTCACTCTGATAGATGAGCAGGCCATCGCTTCGACGGTCTCAAGCTATTTGCTGGAGTATCTGAAGACGCATCCGAAATACTACTCCCAGACGCTGGCGAATACGATATACAGGAGCAATCAGATCCGTCTGGCCAGCCTTGAGAAACTGAAGGTGATAGAGCCTAATTTCAAGAGCTGGAATGAGACGTCCGACCATTTCTTCTTCCGCAACGGGATTTTCCGCGTGTCCGCCGACGGGCTGAAGGAAGTGAAGCCGTCGGACTGTCCGTGCATGGTGTATAAGAACAAGATCCTGGAGCATGACTTCAAGGTGGAGTCCCCGTTCTTCGATATCGAATATACGCCTGAATATGCGACTCTGCTGGCACAGCTGAAAGCCGCCGTCCCCCAATCCCCCGAATTTTTCTTTTATAAGAAGTCAATTGACGCTCTAGGGGATGCAGGCAAGTATCGGCTCAAGATTCTGAGGAATGACCTGAATTTCATGCAGTACGTGTACAATACAGGCAGAACGTATTGGAGAAAGGAGGAAATCGGCATTCCTCTCAGTCCGGACGAGCAGGCGGAGCATGACCTGAACTTCATCAACAAGGTCATGGCGCTCGGTTTTCTGATGGCCAAGCACAAGAACGCCGGACAGCCTTATGCAGTATTCTGCATGGAGACTGAACAGAGCGATGAAGGTACGCACCTGGGAGGTACCGGCAAGTCCCTGTATGCGTCCAGTCTGGAGCAGATGAGGAAGCAGCTGTTCATCGACGGCCAGAACCTCCAGCCGGGCAAATATGACTTCCTTCTGCAGGGCGTGGAGAAAGGAATCACGGACAACGTCTTCATCGATGACCTGAACAACAGCGTGGACCTTCACAAGTTCATGCCGATGATCACGGGCAAGATGGTAGTCAATGCAAAGTATGTCGCGTCCTATACCATTGATTTCAAGGATTCTCCGAAAGTGGTGTTCACGTCGAACCATGCCATCAGGAATTTCGACGCGTCGCTGCGGCGCCGTACCTGGTTCGTGGCGTTCACGGACTACTATCATGCGGATGATCCGCAGAGAGGCCTGAAGGAGCGCAGTCCGCTTACGGAGTTCGGCACCAACCTGATTTCGGACTATTCTCCTGAGGATATGAACAAGTTCTACAACTTCATGCTGAACTGCATCTCTGTCTGGATGAAGCTTCAGGTCAGGATACAGCCTCCGATGCGGGATATCGAGAAGAGAATCCTCCAGAAGTCGCTGTCTGACGAGTTTCTGTTCTGGGCTGAGGACTGGTTCACTGAAGAGCGCCTGAATACGCTCGTGAAGAAGGATGATGCTTTCGAGGCCTACAAGGCCACATTGCCGCCGAAGTATGCGCTGCTGATGAAGATGAAGTCCTTCAAGACGAAACTCATCCAGTACTGCACATATAAGGATTGGGATTTCAATCCGGAGTCGCTCATGACGACGCAGTCGGAGCGGGAGCGTAACGACATCCGGCGCAAGGTGAACTATGAGGACGTGTATTTCTTCTATATAGACACCAGGAAGAACGGACATGTCTCCGACAATGCGTCAGTGAGTCAAAACGCTGCGACGGTGTCTGACGAATCCCTGGGGAAGCCGCCTTTCTAGGCCGGATCCCCGCGGATTTCCAGAGGTCTTTTCGACCTCTTTTTTTGGACCCGATGAGACAAGGAATCGTCTCATATACTTTTTGTCTTTTTTCTTTGACCATCTGACGCACTAAAGGGAAGAGAGGGTATAAGTAATTGAAATAGAAATAGTTCCAGTGCGTCAGTTTAGTGCGTCAGATTGGGTCATTTTGGTTTTGTTGACGCAATAAGGTCGAAAATAGCTGTTTATGCTGAAATCTTCTGACGCACTTAATAGTCAATGAGTTAGGCCGTTTTGGGTAATTTTGGGCGTCAAAGTGCGTCAGATTGATTTGACACACTAAACGCATTGAAAATCAAGTGTTTATATTTAGTGCGTCAGTGCGTCAGATTATTTCGGAAAAAAGTGCGTCAGAAGTAGAATTTTGGTAAAACACTGTAAAACTATGGCTAAGAGTGAAATTATAGATGGTTTGAGAATTGCCTACAACGGGCGTTCTTTTCCGGTCTGGAAATATGACGAAGTGCCGGAGGAAATGAGGCCGGCGACGCCACGCGATCTGTGGTATGGCAGGCCTGTGCTCTTCCAGCTTCAGTTGGGTGCGGATGCCGGGAAATATTGCACCGGCATCGTGAGATCTTCGACCATCGGCGTGCTGCGTGAGTATTTGAATACAGGCGTGCCGGTTTATGTGAAAGATTGACCGGCAAAGCATTGATAATATGGAGAAAAATCCGTATATTGTATTGAATTTTAATTATTTATGAGTATGGTAGATGTCGAGTTGAAAGTGAGTTCACAGATGTTGGCGGACTTCCTGACGTTCCTGTATCCTCCGGAGGAAGACGGGATCCTGGCGGTCAAGTCTGACGTGTTCGGAAAACTGCTTGTGGCTCATCTCAGAGGCAGCGATATCCCTGTTACCGCCAGGTCCGGCGATTTCGTGGTGAAACTGAGGATGCCCATAAACGACATCACCAGGCATTTCGAGAAGCTGTGGCCGTATTATAATGAAGCAGATGAGGCGTCATTGAATATGGCTTTGGCGGCAGTGTTCGATATGGATTTCACCGGCTATTACAGGAAGGGGGAGTCTCTTGGCTACCAGAAGAAAGACATTGTCGATGCCTTCATAACTTCAAGGAAGCTGTTCTCTGCAGATTGCTTCGACGCGTTGCACAAAAGGGTGTACCGCAAAGGTCAGGCTTCTTTCGAGGCCATCAAGCAGCGTCTGATCCGGAAAGCATATTATATCGATGAGTCTATAGATTATAAAGGTTTGGGAAAATGATACGAATAGTTGACCAGTTGGTGGCATTGAGCCTGGATGAGGACAATGCCGAGGAGATGAAGCTTCCGTTGGTGCCGGCGACGGCATCTGTGACTATTGAGGATACGGCGGAGACTGAAGGAGTGCTCAGGACCGTTTCGCTTTCGGCCGTGCTGTCATCACCTGTGAGGATATTGAACCACAGGCTGGTTCTTAAAGTGTTCTACTGTGACGGAGGCAAGGATGTCCTCGGATCTGAGGACCTTCCGTTGCGTCTGGATGTCAAGACGTCTGACCAGATCAGAATTTCAGCAAAATACAAGACGCGGGAATATTGAGAGCCCGTGTCCTTTCTATAGAGGGGGTATTCTCTACTTTTGCATCAGGTAAGATATATCTGTATGAAAAAGGTGAATACTTTCGAACTTGCCCGTGATATAATGCGTAGTCTCTGGTTCGTTTCCGAGCCGGAGAAATTGATGCGTGTCGCGCGTGAGTTCCTTGCAAAGTCGCCGATAGTCATGGATGCGGCCGGTCCGGAACTGATGGAATATTCGGGGGCCAAGATGTCAGCAGCTTCAGGCGACAAGAAATCAAATCGTAAAAGAGTCATGATTGTGCCTATTCATGGTACCATGACAAAATATGATACGTGCGTATCGTATGGTGCCCAGACATTGGCTGGAATTCTGGAAAGCTATGTTGACGATGCCAGCGTTGTCGGTGTTGTCATTGACATTGACAGTGGCGGCGGTTCCGGCAATGCCGTGCCTCCGTTGGTCGCTGCAATCAAGAAACTTCAGGATGCCGGCAAGCCTGTATGTGTCCATTGCGATCTCTGCGGTTCTGCGGCATATTGGGTTGCGTCCCAGTGTGATGCAATCTATATGGACAACAAGACTTCTGAAGTCGGCTCCATCGGCGCGTATTATCTGTTCTGTGATGATTCCGCCCAGAATCCTCTGACTGGTGAAAAGTGGATATCTATCTACGCGCAGGAGTCTGAGGACAAGAACTATGCGTACCGTCAGGCTCTGGAGGGCAATGTCAAGCCGGCTCAGGAAGAGCTGGCCGTGCATGTGAAGATGTTCCAGGATGACGTGATGTCCGGAAGGCCGAAAATCTTGAAGGACGAGAAGGGTGTCCTGACCGGGAAGATGTTCATCACTTCTGATGCTATACGTCTGGGGATGGCGGATGCCTGCAAGTCATTGAAGGAAACTGCCGAGGTCGTCATGGCGTTGGCCGGTCTCTAATCTGAAAACCAAATTCTCTAAAAAAAATGAATAAGAAATCATTATCAAATTCCAAGATGGGCCAGCTTATTGCCCGTCTTCTCGGAAAGCCTCAGCTGGAGGTCAAGGATGGCAAGGTTTCCCTCTCGGAGGAGGAGAAGAAGACCATCCGTGACACTTACGGTGAGCCTTTCCTGGCAAAACTGGAAAGTGTGGACATCGAGGATGACAGCGAGTCCGCGCTGGATCTTTTCAATGCGGCCGTTGAAGCGAAGACCGCTGAAGCGACGGCAGCATTGGCAGCTCGCATCAAGGAGCTTCAGGATGATGTCCTGGCTCTGACTAATGAACCGGAGTCGAAGCCTGCACCGGTTGCAGGTCTTCCTGCCGGCGCCCCTGTGTTTGCCATCAACATGAAGGCAAAGCACAACAGAGCTGTGGCAGACGCTCTCAACTCTGCGAACCCTCTTACATTCGGTGCTGTTGCCGATTCCGGCATTGACATCACTGATCTCAATACGGAGTTCAGCATGGTGATGCCTCCGAAGGCGAAACTGGAACTTCTTACCAAGAGAATCTACAATGGATTCCCTGACGCCAAGTATATGACACGCATCCAGGCGAATAGTGATTATATCGCGTCTGCCGCGATAATGTCTGAGGTGTCACAGCAGTTCACTCCGAAGTGGACGCCTAAAGGTAAGGTGAAGTTCACTCCTGTCAGGATTCCGTACAGAAGGCATAAGATCAATGTCCTTATCCAGCCTGCCGAGATTCTGAAGAGCTGGCTGTTGTTCCTGTACGAGCAGGGCAAGACAATGGCTGAGATGCCTATCACCAGATATATCATCGAGAACCACATTCTGCCGAAGGTGCTTGACGACATCACATTGTCGATGATCGCGAAAGGAAAGTTCGTGGATGCCGGTAATGTTTCCGATGGAGATGAGGGCAAGGCGGCCAAGGATTCAATGAACGGCTTCGAGACTATCCTTGTAGAGGGCAAGAAGGACGCAAAGTGCAAGATCAATTTCTACAAGAACGCCAAGAATCCGATGACACTTGGAGACCAGGAAGTCCTTGATTACATCAATGGTTTCGTGGATGCAATCTCTGGAATGTTCGCAAACGTGGTGACAGTATTCTGCTCCGAGCAGCTGCTGACAAAGTACAAGAGGGCGGATTTTGCCATCAACGGCAAATATACAGGCGTCGAGACCGACGGAGCCATCCGCTTCACAAACTTCCATCTCGTGCCTCTCAGATCGATGTATAACTCCCAGATCATCTTTGCGACACCGCAGGAGAACTTTGTGGAGCTCGTGGATTACAGCAAGGCGGAGAGCTGCATCACCAAAATCGAGGAGAGCAACTACGACGTGAAGGTTTTCGGCGAGTACTCTCTTTCTACAGGATTCAAGATTGCAGAGGCCGTGTTTGCTTCAGTTCCTGACGGATATGATCCGTCATCGACCATCGCATCCGGAGAAGCCGAGTTGGGCGACAAGTGGGTGAACGGCTCGGCCGTCGCACAAGCCGAGGAGGACCCTGGCCAGGAGACTGCCTAATGTAAAATTCGGGGAACTCCCTGCGGGTTCCCCGGCAATAATAAAAGAGTATGTACACGAAAGTAAGTATTCCTAAGAACGGAGACGGTGCAGGGTGCCCTGTTTCCAGATCATCAAACATCATCATCATCGACGTGGATGACATCAAGACGGAGCCGACCAGAGAGGTAGGCAATACCGCCTTGAAAGGAGACCTTGAACTCGTAGAAGGAGCAAAGGCTGTTGCAATCTATGCGACACCCACTACCATTACTGAGACTGAGGAGTTTTCCGGCGACGCTGATGCGCGCGGTGTAAAGCAGGGAGTTGAATACGAACACCCAGGCAATAGTGCAGAAATCAAAGGCTTTTCCGAGGCTTTCATGAATAGGGCCGTCGTCATTCTCGTGACCGACTGCGACGGGACTGCCGCCGGCAGGACTCAGATGTTCGGCCGCAAGTGCAACCCGTTGTTCATGAGTGTCGAAAGAACCGGAAACAACGAGGCCAACAAGCGTAAGTTCACTTTCAAGCAGGAACTGAACGACAAGTTCCTTCCTGGTGACTACACTGGTGCAATGCCGGCGACTGCCGATGCGGCAAAACCTGCCGGCGAAACCGTCTAGCCATGAGCACGAAGATAAGCAAGATTGAGGCTCCCGAACAGGAGTCTCAATCTCCTGAAGTAGCGCAGGCGGCTCAGGGTTCCGATATGGACAACAAGGAACCGGCTGCTGTTGCCGAGCAGGAAGATATCCAGGCAGCTGTTGTCGTGCTCGCATACAAGGGCACTGAAGAGCAGGTGAAAAGAGTATGGGAGAAGATGGCCGGACTGCCGATGGCGGTTCTGGCATATTCTGGCGAGGAGCGAATCCAAGACGTGTTGGCTAAGATTGTGGCGGATGAAAGCATTGCTGATGTCTTCATCTTCGTCCCGGCCAACGTGATTCCATGCAAGCCTGTGGATTTGGAAGAACTGTCTGTCCCATACGTTTACACGACGTCGCGCGGCGAAAGGATCTATAACAGCCGGGTACCGATGTCATTCGGAAAGCCTCAGCTGGTGCAACTGCTGGCAGCTTCAGACGTCAAGGACGATGAGGAGTTTATCCGCTCGTATTACGGGCGCTACAGGCACTATCCTATCGAAGTCGGATTCACATTCGGAAACTTCATTACGCCTGTTACCAGGGCTAATCCTTGCGAGCATGGGGTGATGGAAGCTTTGGTCAGGAAACGCTTCATATCTGCAAGCGCTGAAGGATATAAGGCAATCAGCTCCCTTATCGAGAAAACATTGCTGAGTTAGTATGAATGACATAGACAGATGGATTCGTCAGGGAGCCGAGGTCAATGAAGGACTTCGGCTTCTTGGTATATACGCACCGAACAGATGGCTTGATGAACTTGTCCGCAAGGCTCCGCGCTTCAGGTATCTCCTGGAAGAGAAGTTGAAGGCATTTGCCGATGGCGCTGTCCGGAACAACAGTCTGTCATCATTGTCGCTCAGCCAGGAGTATGGCAACAACTTCAGAAAGAAGTGGCCGTTTCTTGGCGATGCTGATTGCCCTGCGGAATTGAAGATTCTTGCGGCCGACATGATAACCGCATGGCATGATTTCGTCGATGAGCATGAGAATCTGTATTCCTGCACGACACCCGAAACTTGCTATGACACAGCAGAAAGAGTAATAAAAAGTTTTACGCAAAATCGGAATATCCGTTCCGAATTTGCGTATTACAAAGAGCATCATTCCGTGCTGGGGAAACACCCGATTTTCGGAGCGGTGAAGAGACGCGAAGCATTGCAGAAGATGACGGTTTCGGAACTGTTCAGGAGACAGAAGAATCTCATCGGCGCGATATGGCGCGTGAAGTCCGAGATGAAAAAGAACGACCGCCCGGATCTGAAGATTCAGAGGGAAGAGAGATTGCGGATGAAGGAGAATGAACTTGAGGAAGTAAATAGGATAATCGAAAGTTATAATGGAAGAAAACAATGACATCAGGCAGCACATGTCCGATTCGGAGAAGGTGAGCTGGCTGGCGGCTTGCGGCTGGCCGGAGGAAGATATCGCAAAGTCTTTGGGCATATCCCATAGGACTTTTATGGATAGGGTCGAAGATCCGTCGGATGAACTTTTCGACAGTGTTGCACGCGGGCGTCTCCAGAAGCGGGCGGAGGTGGAAATCAATATTGCGCGGTGCGCAGCTGCCGGCGATACTGACTCCATCAAGCAGTTCTCGGAGATTGTCCGTGACAGGTCGTTCTCTATCTCCAAGCTGGATCTGTTCGGCGGCGCGGAAAAAGAGGGTGCCTTCCAGCGGATTCAGGACTATATCGCGTCCGGCTCCAAAGGTACGCTGAGCGAGAAAGAGCAGGTGTATGTGGATATCCTCACACTTATCTATTCCCTCGATGGGCAGTATGGGAAGCGCAGGACAATAAAGTTCCTGACGGCCGCACCGTTCAACTTCAGTTATGATCATGCTTCTGACATGTACAGCGAGGCCACCGAGATGTTCTATTGCAACAGGAAGATTTCCAAGGAAGCGTTGCGGAACAAAATTGCAGACCAGTTCGACGCCCTCTATATTGCCGCCAGGGATGCGGCGCAGACTTCCAGGGATTACGAGGTGGCCGCCAATATCCTTGCGAACAAGGCAAGGGCCTTGCAGCTGGACAAGGATGATCCTGTAAAGCTTCCTGCTGAGATGTATGTCAAACCGTTCCGCGTATTGTCATTGACTCCGGAATCGATCGGTCTGCCGGCTGTGAACAGGCAGGAGCTTGGACGTCAGATAGAGGGGCTTGTCGCGCCTGAGATGGTGAAGAAGCGTCTGAAGATGGAGGCTGGTGTCACAGATATGAACGTGGAAGAGATATTGAGCAATGGGGTACAGGAAGAAAGTTAATACGTCGAGGACTGAGTCCGCATCGGTGCAGTATCAGAACAAGTTCGCGCAGGTGACGTCTTTGGTCTCGGCTTGCCAGTGCGTGGCTGTTCTTGGCCGTGGTTCCGCAAAGACTACGGACATTCAGGCAGAGAGATTGTTTGACGTGATTTATGAGTTGCCCGGCGCTCCGTGCGTCTGGGTGGCCGATACTTTCAATAACCTTTCTGCCAATATCCTTCCGGCAGTTCTTGAGGGTCTGGAGCGGAAGGGCCTGAAAGAGGGTGTGCATTATGTCGTCGAGAAGGAGCCTCCCCAGTTCTCGGAGGCGGAGAAATCTGATCTTCCGGATTGGCTGAAGCCTCATTTCTGGAAGCCGTTCAATAAGCTTGTGTCGTATAAGCGTACGATTGTTTTCTATACGGGCACCAATATCCGCTTCGGTTCGCTAGACCGGTCATCCACATTGGCCGGAGCTTCCTATGTGTACGTGTTCGGGGATGAGGTCAAATACTTCAAGGAGGATAAGATTTCCAATCTGCTGAAGGCCGTCCGCGGTTATCGTGCCGAGTATGGGCACAGCGTGTACTATCGTGGGTTCTCATTCACGACGGACATGCCGGACACCTCACACGTCGGCGAATATGATTGGGTCCTGAAGTATGCGGCCAATATGAATGTGCCGGCGATACTACTTGTAATCCGTGCTGGTCTTGTATATAATGAATCGCTGCAGGAGTGCGTGGCCGCAAGAGACAAGTGGGTGAAGACCGGCTCGCAAGAAGATTATAATGAGTTCAGGAACAAGTGCCGTACTGCCGATCTGTGGCGCTCCAGATGGCAGGAACTTCGGATGAGACCGGAGGCGAGGACCTTCTTCATCCAGGCATCCAGTTATATCAATGCCGATATTCTTACAGAGGAGTGGTTCTCTGATACGATTGCCGCGCAGCTGCCTGACCTCAGGACTGCCATACTGTCAATGAAGCCAACGCTTGATTCCGGAGACCGGTTCTACACGGCATTAGCCGAAAGGCATTTCTATTATGACGGAATCAATGAGTCTGCATACGACGACATGAACATGATGGATGCGGAAGACTGCCGCGTCCTGAAGTATGTGGATATGGACAAGCCGCTGATGGCGGGCGTTGACTTCGGCAATATGTGCTCAATGTCTGTTGCCCAGAACTGCAGGGAGGGAACAAGGGATTGCATCCGTGTGATCAGGTTCCTGCACACGCTGCCTCCTGCCTATGTCTCCGAGCTCGGAGAAAAGTTCAGGCGCTACTTCGAGCCGATGCGGTCCCGCATCCTGAGACTTTATTATGACCGTGCCGGCAATGCCTACAAGTCTGTAGGAGAAGACCAGGTCAGCAAGTTGAAGCGTGCCATCGAGTATGACGGGAGCAAGCGCACCGGCTGGACGGTCCAGCTCATGTCCATCAACCAGGGCAACATCCCGCAGCCTGAAGAATATGCGTTTATGCAGGAACTGTTCTCGGAGACGAATCCTAGACTTCCGGTTGTCCGCATCGATGCTTCGGCTGCCAAGTACCTGAAGCTGTCCCTGGAAAATGCGAGGACGAAAGTGAAGTCCGGGATTGTGTTCAAGGACAAGAGCACTGAGAGGCTTCCGGTGGATCTGCTTCCTACACGGTCAACCAATCCGTCCGACTCTTTCAAGTATCTTACTATGACCAAGCAACTTAGGCAGATAGCGAAAGGCCGTGTGCCTGCCTCATCCGCTTCCTCTGATCCTCAATGCCGTTAGCGTCATTCTGTCATGGCATCGCCATATATCGCTCCGGATGCGGTTTGCAATCGCATCCGTTCCTGAGCGCGGTCGGGATCTTCTGTGACGAGAAATAGATGTTTTGTCGGGGAAATTCAGCCAAGTGCTGCATTTTTAGCGGGTTGCGCGTAAAATGGTGCCGCGTCAATGCTGTTTTACGTTGTTTCTGACATTGAAAATGGCAGTTCTTCGTGTAGCGTCAGCTGGCGTGGTGTCCTTTATTGGGGCGCCGCCAAGGCTTACCTTTGTGCCATGAATGTTTATGAAGCCATTGAAAAGATGAGGAAGCTTTCTGCTGCTGGCGAGAGCTTCAGTTTTACGTTCATGTCATATAACAGCAGTGCAGGCAAAAGTGATGGCGTTGTCGAAGTCCGGCATGGTATGCTGAGGACCAGGCAAAGCGCTGATTATAACAAGAATGCCGAGTATATGGAATCTTACATTGACTTGGATACTGGTGAGTACAGGCAGTTCTGGCAGCCTCTGCTGATGACTTTTGAAGGAGAAAAAACAATATTGATATGAAGAAGAAAATTTCAGATCATACCTGGATAAAGGTCCTGGATGACGGGAGGGCGTTCACGTTGTCTAATAAGAGAGACAGCGGGCTTGACACTATCCTGTGGCAGGCTCAGGAGCGGAATTGGGAGTATATGCCGGCAACCGTCTGCGGGCAAAAGATAATTCCGTATGGCTCGGACAATATGCTGCCGTCGCGGTTGCGCGATGTGCTGGACGGGAACAATCTCGGACCAGGCATCTTGGAGCGCCAGATGGGGCTTCTCTTCGGACAAGGGGTGTTTTTGTCGCGTCTGGCCTTCGAGGATGGCAAAATTATCCACCAATGGCTGGAAGACAAAGAGATACAATCGTGGCTGGATGACTGGGATTACATCGCTTATATCAAGGGCTGCATGACAGATTATTTGCATCTTAAAGGCTTCTTTGACGCCAGATACCTGACGCGCGGGCACAGGATTGGAGGAGAGAAGCGGATATCGCATCTGGAACACATTCCAGCTAAAAATGCGCGGCTCGAATGGACTGACACACGCAATATTGCGGATGTGAAGCATATTGTAGTCGGGGACTTCGAACATTCTTGCATTGGAACAGGAGTACGGGTTTATCCTGTGTATGACAGGCGCGATCCTGGCAAGTATGCCGCTTCTGCGTCATATAATCATACGTACTCTTTTTCCAGGGATTTTTATTCCGTGCCGTCGTATTGGGGAGCGCTCCGCTGGATTATCCGCGGCTCTGAAATTCCGTCCATCTTCAAGTATGTGACGGACAATGGAATCAATCTTGCCTATCACATCCAGGCACCTAAGGAATACTGGGATGAGAAGCGGAATTCGTTGAGAATGGAGCATCCTGAATGGTCGGATACTGAGATTGAGGATAAAATCAGCGACCTTACCAGTAGCCTTCTCGATAGCGTCACCGAGGTTCTCAGCGGGAAAGAAAATGCCGGCAAGTTCTTCTATACGGTCGATGTCCCGTCGGAGTCCGGTTCTGAGAGAGCCCAGTGGAAGATTGCAGCGGTGGATCAGAAGATCAAGGATTTCGTGGAGAGCCAACTGAAGATCTCTGAAGCTTCGACTTCAGCTATCACGTCGGGAATGGGGCTGCATCCGTCACTTTCAAATGTCATGGTGAACGGAAAACTGGCATCCGGCTCGGAACTGCTGTATGCTTTCAAATTGTTCTTGCTGTCGGACACGGAGATTGCATCAAGCGCAATTCTTGAACCTATAAATCAGGCGATATCGTTTAATTTCCCTGGCAAAGGGCTTAAACTGGCGTTCTATCATAAACAATTGGAGGCGGAGGATGCGCTTACATCATCTGCACGGATAAAAAATCAATGATTATGCGACTTTTCAACAAAGACGACAGAGGCTCGATAGAGTTGGAAGATCTGACGGGCCAATGGTATGCTTCTTCTCCTTATCGGGCAATCAGCACGGAAATAGATTTTGCTGTGCGCGAAGTCCGGGACCGCGTTGGAATGGAGGTGATGAACCTTGCGGCGGAAGCTTATCAGAGGGGAGAGGATATGGAACTGGCCAATGCCGTCCGTATGCCTGTAGCCTTTCTTGCAATCATGCGTTATGCTGCATTGTCAACAGTCTCCCATGAATCGACAGGGCGGAAGGTGAAGATGGACGACAACGAGAAAATGCCCTTTGAATGGATGGTTGACCGCGACGACAGGGCTATGAGAGAGCGATATTATCGCGCCATGGACGCATTGTATTCATATCTTGAGGACAACAATGTTCCGGAGTGGATGAACTCAGATGTGCGCTGTAGCGTCAGAAGGTCCATTGTGAGGTCTCTTAAAGATTTCGAGGCGGTTTATCCTATCGATGGAAGTTACTATGTCTATTATATGCTCCAGAATCTTGTGATAGAGGAGCAGGACAATGAACTTGAACAGTATTTCGGCGGCCATTGGGAGGATATCCTTGCCGGCAGCTGCGAACAGCCTCTTCAATCATTGGCAGTGAGGGCGGCCGTGCTCTCTTCAGTTGTGATGGCAGGTGAAAGATGGTCATTGACAGTCTTTCCGCTGGAGATTGCGAAGCGCTTTTCTCCTACATATCAGGGAAATAAGGCTTCAGAAAAGGCTTCTGTCGCCGAAGTTGACTGGTATCTGGGCAAATTGAGGAAGCAGAAAGCAGAGGTGATGAATAAGATCAGGGCTATACTCAGCAAGGGCGGCGGTCCTGTAGGCCGTCTTTTGCCGAAGAATGATCCGAAAAAGAAATATTGTACGACTGTATGACGTCTATCGAAATATTTGAGACCGGGCGCACGGCGGAAATACCGTCTTCGTGGGACGAAATGACTCCGACTCAGATTTGTCGTGTGTTCCAGATGTTCGAGGAGTGTGTTGCATCCGGGAAGTCTCCGTTGGAATTCAATGTCAGGGTTCTGTATTATTTTCTCGGGCTGGAAGTCAATGCCTGGGAGATTGGAGCAGCAGCTGCCGATAGGGAGTCTTTCACAAAGCGCGATGAGAATATCTTCAGGCTCTGTGACGGTTGTCTAGGCTTTCTTTTCGACGGTGACACGCATCATCTGGCGTTCTCCTCCGTCAGGAATCCTTTGCCGGAGGTCAATGTCGGTTTTACCCGCTTGATAGGGCCTGGCGACATGCTTCATAATTTGACTTTCGGGGAGTTCCGGCACGCGTCTTCGGCATTGAACTCATTCTTCATAAGCCATGATGAGAATGACCTGGATGAATGTATCGCATTTTTATACAGGAGGACTTCTTTGCGGGAGAACAGGGCCGGACGTCGGGTCTGTCCCGTGTCGTCAGGTAAGTTTGACAATGATATACGTGTCGTTTCAGGGATGGCTTCATGGCAGAAGAACCTCATAATGATGTGGTTTGCCGCGTGTCTGAAGTACCTTCAGGAGGAGAAAATCAGCATTGACGGGGAACTGATCGATATGAGGCTGCTGTTCTCAGGAGATGGCGAGTCGTCCGGACCGTCATTCGGGTGGAATGACCTTCTGGTGGAAATCGCGAAGGAGCAAAGCTTGGGGACTATGGAACAGGTGGAAGAACAGTCGTTATTTACGATAATCAGCATCATGTGGCATAATTACAAGGAGAGAAAACGCTATGAGCAGAATGTCAAAAATCATAAGACTAGATAAGTATCTGTCCGGATTGGTCTTGCGGATGGAATATCAGGATGGCAGTTTTCGTCAGTACAAGGCTATAATGACGACGGCGCAGGCTGATGCCACGTCCAAATTGTCGCGTCTTTCCGGGTCTCAAATCGTCGCTGCAAGAACGGAGTGCAAGCAGTCTGGAGATTCGGACGGTTATTCGTCAATCTTGAGTACGGTGATATTCGTGTTGGATAAAGGGCTAGGGACCAGCAGGACAGAGGAACTTGAGAACAAACAGTATCAGGAGTTGGCAGGTTTGGCCGACGCTGTTCTGACGCGTATCGCTGACGACGCCACTTCAGGTATGTGCAACCTGCTGTCGGGGCTGAAGCTTGATTCTGTGGATATAACGCCGGAGAGTTCAATCTTTGGCGGGTGGAGCGGCTATAGCATTGAAATCTCGTTCATTTGTTAGTGTATGGGAGTGAAAGACAGGTTTGTCCGCAATGTCCTGGAAGAGGAGGGGCGCAGGATGCTGAGTTCTCAGAGTGCTGCCATCGGGCGTGCCGTGCGCTTCCGATCGGGAAGGCTGTTCAATGACAGAAGCATCTCTGTGTCCGGAGGTGCTGACATGGATGGTAAGCTGACGTTCACTCATACGGATTATGAGCGTTTTCTTGATTTGCGCCGGCTGAGACATGGCACAAAGACTTCAAAGAGCAACAAGAAGATTCATAACCGCTACGTGTTCGGCGCATATTCATCCATCGCGTCACGGCTGATGTATGATTTGACTGATGATGTGGCGGAAAGTATCCGCAAGCAGATGGAAGGTAGTGCATGAAATTTGCATAAATGAAAAAGTTGTGTAAATTTGAAGTGCCCAACAGGGTTTATAAAGTGGTAACTATGGGTGAATTTTTCGGATTGGTTTCAGCATTTTTCGGAAGTGTGTTTTCAGGCGTAGGGGCTATTGTTGCGGCTCTGGCGGCTATTCCACTATTGTTGCTGCTTAGTCCTCTGATAAGTTTCATCTTTTTTTGTTTTTTTGCTCATGGCTTATTTCCATTACGGAAAAGAGACCTAAGCAAATACTCTAAGGAGATGCAGGAGTCGTTATCTGAGTACTATCGTAAAAAAGAAGAGAAAAGGCGCAGCGAAGTCCCAGTAACAGTGGTTCTGACAATTCTTTTTCTAGTCCTGACTATCGGCTGCACTTTGGGCGTGATACTTTATTTCCAATCGAACTGACGCTTCATACTGTCCTTTATTAGCTCTCTTCGGAGGGCTATTTTTGTGCCATAAATCATAACGTTATGGCAGGAAAGATAAGAAACGAGGATTTGCAGCTGAACATCATCGTAAATGGTGATATTGGGCGCAAGCGTATATTGGAGTTGGAGCAGACGATGCGAGATACAGAATCGTCGATAAAGGCCACAAACCAGCAACTTCAGGCAATGTCTGCCGCTGGCAAGAACGGAACGAAAGAGTACAAGGCTTTGAACCAGACTCTTAAAGACCAAAAGAAATCGCTGGAAGAAAGCCGTAAGCAGTTCGACAAACTCCAGAGCGGGGTATCTCTTGAGAACAAGACCATTTCAGAACTCCGAAACCAGATAAAACTCACTAATGCGGCTTTGTCAAAGGCCGTTCCGGGAACCGTTACATGGAACGCCTTGAACAGAACGCTCCAACAGACAAAGACTAGACTGAAGGAACTTACGGATCAATCCAAAGCCGTCCATTACACAACTTGCGAATTGTCAGATAAACTTAGCAAGTATGTTGTAAGTTTATATGGCGCAATAGGTGCAATCCAGAATGTGTTTAACAGGTTCACAGGCGCTCGTGACGCTTTTCTCTCGTATGATGAAGCGTTGACAGATGCGATGAAGACCACGAATCTGACGAAAGATGAGATCTTGGATCTGAGCGCCAGTCTGAAGCAGATTGATACGAAAACACCTCAGAACGAGCTTCTCTCTCTTGTCCGTGCTGGTGGTAAGCTTGGAATATCTGGGCAAGAAGACTTGCTTGGGTTTGCAAGAGCCGCGGACAAAATCAATGTCGCATTGTCAGAGGATCTTGGCGGCAATGCTGAGGCTGCCATCACAGCCATTGGCAAGATGACTGATATATTCAGCCTAACCGACAAGTACGGCATTGAACAGGCTATGCTGAAAGTTGGTTCCGCCATTAATGAACTCGGTATGGCTTCTACGGCCAATGAGGGCTATATCGTGGACTTCTCCAAACGCCTTGCAGGTATTGCTCCAAATGCAGACATCAGCATTGACAAGATATTAGGTCTTGCCGCTACTCTCGACAAATATGGCCAGCAGTCTGAAACATCCTCTACAGCTATCGGCCAGACGATTATGGCGATGTTCAAGCGGACTGAGACCTTTGCACAGATAGCCGGCATCCCGCTGGAGGAGTTCTCTGAACTCTTGAAGACAGACGTGAATGAAGCCCTATTGAAAGTTCTGGAAGGGATGCAGCGCGGCGAGGGCGGCCTTGCATCCGTGACTGCAGCAATGGAAGAAATGCACTTGAACGGACAGAGGGCTGCCACGGTTCTCGGCTCTCTGTCAAAGCATACGGACGAACTGCGTTCACAGCAGGAAATCGCCAACAAGGCTTTTACTGCCGGCACTTCATTGGCGGAAGAGTTCGCTGTTAAAAATAACTCGCTTACTGCAGAACTGGAGAAACAAAGAAAGGCAATCTTGGAGAATGTTGTGAGCCTTGGCGAGAAACTTAACCCGGCTATGTCGGAAGGGTTGACGATTGCAAACAAGGGGCTTACAGTGTTCTCTGGGCTAATAAGCGTCATAGCATATTTACGTGAAGCCATTGTGCTTTGGACTGCTGCATATCTGGCAAATGTTACAGCCAAGAAATTAGCAGTCTTTTGGTCCAATGCCCATCGCGCAGAACTTGTTAAGGAACTGTATTCTTTACGCGGAGCCAAAACTGGGACTCTTGCATTGGCAGTTGTTCATAATCTTTTAGCTGGGAGTGTAAAGGGAGCTGCCGTCGCATTTAAGATGATGGGTAGGGCTGTAAAAGCAAATCCTGTAGGGTTAATAGTAGGCGCTTTTAGCGCAGTGGCGGGTATTGCCGTTTCGGTTGTTAGACGATTTAATGAAATTTCCAAGGCTCAGCGTGAACTCAATAAAGCCTATACTGAGACCATCGACAAGATCGGGCGGGAACGTAGCGCACTGGAGCGGATGGGCAAGGCTGTGACCGATGCAAAGATTGGCTCGCAGGAACGTGCTGATGCTATAAAAAAACTGAACGAGCGTTTCGGGGATTATCTCCCTCATTTGTTGACGGAGAAATCTTCGAATGAGGAGGTGGCAGCGGCATTGAAATTGGCAAATACTGAGCTTGAGCGGAAAATAAAGCTGCAGGCGATGGAAGAGGCGCAGACTAAGATCTTCAATTCGTTGACAGATGCTGCCAGCAAGGCGACTGATTCTGTGATAGGCTTCCTGGAGAGGTGGAATCAGACAAAACTGACTACTTCTCAAATCGAGGCGGTTACTAAGGCGGTGGTAGATTATAGAGAGGCTATGAAGGCGGCGGAAGCCGAGCAGGATCCTCTCAAGAAATCGGCAGCTTTGTCGCTTGCCAAATCGAATCTGGCTGGAAAGGTGACAGCAGCGGGGCTTAATTATCCTGATATGTCGCGTGCACAGAATGCGCAGGAGGCGTATTATATGCGCCCATTGGTGGAGAGTTTCGATAAGATTCTTGACGGCTTGAGAGTGGCGGCCGCTGCGGCAGTGCAGGATGAAGCGAAGCTCAATGGACTATATGGGATGGCTTCATCTGGCCCAGTCGATGAAAGCAGCCCGGACTTCATCGGACCGACATTGAAGAAGACCACGTCTGCAGCTTCTTCTCCATCTGTGACAGACGGCACCACATCATCTGGAGGCAAGTGGTCACTTGGTTCGGACAGCCAGTATCTCCAGGCTGCTTATGACCTGAAAGAGCAATATAGACAGGGCGACATTAAATCAGAGGACGAATACCAGAAGAAGATTCTTGAACTGGAGATACAGACGCTTCAGGAAAGGATTGCTTCCGGCAAGGAGACAGGAGATCAGTTGCTTGCCCTAAAATCACAGTTGGCGGATAAGCAAATCAAACTCCAGAAAGACGAATCCGATGCGGAAAAGGCTCAGGCGGCAAAGGACGCAGCTGAGAGAAAGAAGCAGATTGACGATGATATCAGTCTTCTTGAAAAGCAGTATCGTCTTGAAAAAACGGCTATGGAGGCAAAAAATGCTGAGGAGCTGGCTGCAAGTAAGGCAACAGGGGATGAACTGGCACAGCTGAAAGAAGAACAGGCGAAGAGACTTGCCGGCATTGACCTAAAGTATCTTGGAGAGTTAAAGGCGGAACTCGAGAAGATTATAGAATCTAGCGACAGCGCCGATTTCATGAAACTCGATGGCGGGGACCTGGATGCCATAAAACTGAAGCTTCAGGAAATACGGAAGACAATTGCCGAACTGACAGGGGCTCAGGGCTCGGAGGGCGAATCGGCTGAAACGCCAACCGTGCCGAAATCAGGAGGAACGCTGTTCGGAGTTGGCCAGGAGGAATGGAACCAGCTTTTCCAGAATATCGCAGACGGAAAATACGGGCTCGAAGATCTGACAAATACCGTAACTGCGCTAGAGGGGGCTTTTAGTCAAATGTTTAGCCTGTGGTCTCAGGCGTCCGAGCTCCAGGCTGCGAGGGATAAGAGTGATTTTAAAAACTACGAAAAACAGAATAATAAGAAGAAAAAGTCTCTGGAAAAGAGACTGAATGCCGGGCTTATAAGCGAAACCCAATACAATGCGGAAATTGAGTCTCTGGAAAAAGAGAAGGACGCTTATCAGGAGCAGATGGAACTGAAGCAGGCTAAGAGGCAGAAGGCCCAGAAACTTACACAAGCTATTATCAATACCGCTCTTGGCGTTACAAAGACATTGGCAGAATGGGGAATTCCTTGGGGCATTGCCCCCGCAGCGATTATGGGCGCAATGGGCGCGGCTGAAGCTGCGATGATTGCTGCCACTCCGATTACGACAGGCGCTGAAGATGGTGGATTGTTCAATACAAAAAGGGCACAGGACGGAAAGACGTTCAAGGCGAGGTTGTCTCCGGATAAGAGGGGATTCGTCTCTTCTCCTACAGTTCTGGTGGGAGAGAATGGCGGGGAATATATAATTCCAGCGGCAGGTCTTGCGAATCCGACACTACAACCGTTCTTGGCAACATTGGAAACTGCAAGACGGAATGGCACGCTCAAGGATCTGAATTTTGATGCCGTGTATCCTCTGTCGGCAACTATGGCCAGGGCTGAAGGCGGAAATACGCAAGCCGGCAGTACATCTCAGGTTGTCATCCGGGAGTCTCAAGACACCAGCAGGCTTATAGATGTTATAGAGGCATTGAACAAACGCCTCAGCCATCCAATCCGGGCTGATGTGTCGATGCTGGGGAAAAATGGAATTGTAGAGCAGACTGAAAAGTATAATAGATATAAGACTAGAGGTAGATTATGATTAGAATATTGACAAGCGATGGAGCATCTTTGGATCTTGATCCATCTGCCGAGTTTGAGCTGGAGTATGAAAATCCGATGTTGGACGACAGCCACATGCCGGTACCATTCAGCACTTCGATAACATTTCTTTCTACGCCCGTGAACTGTAAAGTCTTCGGGTATTTGTCGGCAATGATGCTGGAGCCTTCGGTTAAGAAGCTGTCAGCCGTCATAGAGGCCGGTGGCATTCCTTTGTTCTATGGGACTTTGTTGTTCGATTCTATAGAAGAAAAACACCTTAATTATACTTTTGCCGGGCGCGATATACAGGTTGAATGGTCTAAAAAACTTTGGCAGTTGGACATTCGGAAATTTAAGGGTCGCAAAGCATGGTATACCGCATATGAAGTTTCAGAAGGACGTGAGGTTGGAATCTGTACGCCTCCGCTAATTAATCCTGAATATGTTGCAAAATCAATATATCAAGATGATGCGGGCAAGATTGAACAAGTCAATGCCATAGATAAGTATATGAACTGTCCAGTTTATGTCTTGAAGGGAGGAACTTCAGGCATGAAATTATTTTATAGCGAAACCTTTACGCCTGTAATATCCGTCGATAGAATTCTGGCTGCAATTCCTGATGTATGGTCAGAAAAGCCATCTTTTTCGACGCTATCAATTATTGGCAGATATTCTTCGGTTTTGCAGTATTATAATACCGCTTGGGGAGCCTCTATTAAGAATGGAAATGACGGAGATGTGGCCACTTTTGACGAAACGGAATTTGATTTGGCGGGAACATTGCCGGACATTACTGTTTTTGACCTGATCAAGAGTCTTTCGCGTATGAGATGTGCGGCGGTATATTATGATGGTAGCAAACTTAAATTTTCACTTTTTAATGATATCGTGGAAGCTGCGCCTTTGGAATGGGATGATAAGATTTCGGATATATACTCCAGTTCGAAAGAGCCTTCCTGCAAATATGTCTTTGGGTTCTCCGATGATAGCTCGGGGAAGTTGTCATCATCTGACATGTCTCTCAATGTTTCAAAAAATAAAATCATGATTGCAGACGGTTTTATTGATGCGTTGACTATGATGGAGGGGGAGGAATATACCCCAGTTGAAAACTATAATACCGGCGATGTTTATTCTGGGAAATCATATTTGTTTCAAAAGCACAGGGCATATTTGGTGGACAGCATTTACCATAATGCCCGGAAACGCGAAATTGGTGGCGACGAGGGCTCTTCTTTTGATTCATCCGTTGATTTTATACCTGTTTGCGCGATTCCGGACGTCATTTATTACGAGAAGTCTGATAATGTTCTTTCTCCGTTTTATCTGGCCGCGCCTATAATTCCCCCTATGGCCTCAAACGAAGAACGAGATTCGAAGGTGTATATGGGATATGTGTTTGATGGACAAATGACAGACTCGGGCTTCACAGTGGGAGAAGAAGGTAAAGAACATTATATGGGCGTTCAGTTTACAAAAATGCCTGAGTCTACTAGACCGCATCTGATGTCGGTGGATAGATTATTGGATGAATATCATGAGGCTTTTGCAAATTGGATTTCCTCCGAGAGACAATGCGTGACGGCAGATTTGAACCTGTCGCTGTTTGATATCTGTAATTTCAGAATGTATCGGCTCGTCTATTTCAATGCGAGACGATGGGTTGTCCGAAAACTTACATTGACATTCAATGTCAACTCTGATTCGGTTTCGGCAAGAGGTGAGTTCCTTTCGTATGATTCTCAGAGGTGACTCTGCGTGTCCTTTCTAGCGGCCGTCATTTGCCTACTTTTGTGACAGAAGATAGGCAATATGACCATTAATGATACATACGGCAAATATGAAATAGTTTTCAGCAGGAGTGCGTCGGATTTGCGGGTGAGCGATGCCGGCACTTCGGCTGTACCTGTTTCAGTTATGGTGGACACTGAGGAGGTGGCCGCGTTTTCAGTGATGCCTTATAATAAGGAAATTGTTCTGAATTTGTCCGGAATATTAGAGTCTTGTGCTGCAGGCAACCTGCCCGGTCTCTCATCGGCATATATTGTAAGGGTCATAAAAATTACTGTGGGTGGCCAGAAATGGGAGCATCTTGTCCTGTTTGGGGTGAAGCCTGCCAAACTGAGTGTTGACAAGTATGATATCCTGACGCGTCGGCCGTCACGTGTGATGACATTCAGGGACAGCGTTGAATATGTGTCTTTAAAGTGGGAGTTCTACTCGGCTCCGGGCACTGGTACGGAACTGCTGGCGGAAATATATTTTATGACACATCTTCCGGTACAGGTTACGCTTCCGGGGCCGGCGTTGTTGACTTCACATACCGGTATGGCGCGGATTGACTGCTCTTTCGCTGTAGTCAGTGCTGCCGCAGCTTCTGCCGGATATGGGGATGAAGTTATACTCGGCTGGAAAGTATGGGCAAGGGATGTGAAACTTAGCACTTCCGGTCCAGCCGTTGAAACGCTAGGGGCTCCGCAAGAATTCTACTTGCTGCCGTCCCGCAGGCATTGCTCATATCTGTTCCGGAACTGTTATGGCTTCTTTGATACTATCCACGCTACCGGCCCGAAGTCTTTGACCTCTGATGGCGAAGTATCGACTTTCATCAATGGTGGGCTGGAAAGTGAGCTTGATAATTCGGCAAGGCTATACTTTGAGCAGGGCACCGGTTACATTGCGACTAAGGGCGAGGCTTCTTTTTGGATGGACTTTATGCGCAGCTCGGAACGATACGTCATTGAGAATGGCACCGCCAAGAAGATTATCATTGACGAAGGCGATGCGAAGACAACGATTGAGGAATTGTCTTCCTTTAAGTTCAAGTGGCATTACGCTGACAGAAACAACGATTACAATATATGAAGAGACAACATTACAGAAGTGACCTTACATTGAATGTCAAGATCACGAGGCCTGCCAATTCCGACGGCGGTGGCGGGCAGGTGGCTATTCCGGAGCATGTCAGGCTGGAGTATTTTGTTCCTGACGGGCGCACGTCAATTGTCGCTGAGCGAAATGGAAAGGATACGACTTTGTGCAAGCTTTCAGAAGACGGAATGTCTCTGGAGGTGTTCTTGCCGTTGTCAAGGAGGCAGCTTGGTGTCGGAAATCTTATAGTGGTAATCACTGAATACTCTCCGGCGGCTGGGTTCCCTGATGAGATCAAGGAAATACATAATCCGTCAGAAACGGGCATACAGCTTTGGAGGGGTGCGTCTGATGGCGATGGGTCAATTACAACTGAAGCGGAATTGGTGGCGTGGAGATATGGCTACAGCGCGTATGAATTGGCGAAAATACATGGCTTTGAGGGGACTGAGGAAGAGTTCATCACCTGGTTGCGTCAGCCGGCTGTGGATGCTTCAAGTAAAGCCGATAGTGCTGAATTGGAGAGAACTAAAGCGGAGACTGGGCGAGTATCTGCGGAACGCGGTAGGGTGTCTGCCGAGAAAGGTAGAAGCGAAGCGGAGAAGGAGCGTGCCAATGCCGAGAGTTCTCGCGCAACAGCGGAAAATTCCCGCGTTAAGGCCGAGCAAGAACGTGTTGACGAGTTCGGCCGGCTGAAAACTGAATCGCAGACTGCAACAAAGAATGCACAGGACGCGGCGAACATCGCAGCAGTGAACATTCTTGCGATCGACGTCAATGCAGAATCGGGTGTGATTACAGCCTACACTGGTGGTGACAGTTCAGCTTTTGCGTCTGGCGGAGTTAATCAAGAGACTGGGAATATCGAGTTGAACTTTAATTATAATTAATAAAAATTATGGCAACACAATCTAAGATTATAGGCCGCGTACCTGTCTCAAGGCAGGAGTATGTTCAGGGCGCGACCTACTACAAGGACAACATCGTGACGCTCTATGGTTCTGCATTTCAGTGTACCGTGGACAGCACGACAACTCCTCCTGCCACACTTGACGCTTCAGGAGCGCTTGTTCTCGGAGCAGGGTGGATATTTTTCGCCGACGCCTCTGCTGCAAGGACAGCAGGCAACCGCCTCGACAGAATTGACCAAACGCTTGGGCAATACTCTGCTAGGCCTTCATTCACGCTAACAGCAAAAGAAACAGGCGTGGCTATCAGCAGAGATGGCGCGAAGGTATCCAAAGCAGGCTGGGCGATCGCAGAGTTCACAGCGACAAAGGGGAACGAGTATCTGTTTAAGCCGGGGGCTATGGACGGCTCTGTGTGCGTTTTCTCTGAGAAGGTAACCAGGTCCGAAGTTCGCAACATTGATTACACCTACACTTACGACAGCAAGGGCAGGATTTCTTCGGCGACTGCAACCTACGGCGGCAAGACATACACATACTCCTATTCATACACCGAAAACGAGGAAGGCTATGTGACATCTGAGACAATCACCGACAACCAGACTGGCAAGGTTATCAACGTCCTCCCATATCAGTATGTGGCAGAAGTCGGCACGTATCTCCCTATGACAGTGCTCAATGCCGCAGCAGAGTTGCCGCAAGACGGATATTGCAGGCTCGTATCGCATTTCCAAAGCGACACCGACCTGACAGTTGTTGTGTCTTATAACGTAGCTCAAGCAGACCTGACGGTGAAAGTTGTCAGAGACGGATTCACGGCCAGCATCTGCACTCAGCTCTCTAATCTGTCAAAACGAATCGCAAACACGACAGACTTCATCTACGTCGTAGAATCAGCGCAGAAGGCAACCGCTTCAGAAGTGACCGCCCTTATCGCCGACCTCCAAGAAGTCCCAGACTTCTCTGAGATTCGCCTGTGTGGTCAGCCTGTCAAGCTATTCGGCCACGGCGCACCTTCTGCCGACTCCGTTCCTGACAACTGGATTCAGATGAAGGATGGCGGCTACGACTGGAATGGCGTGCCTTCTGCGCTCGGACAGGAGTATATCAATGTCGACTCATCTACTGGTGGACATTATATCGCTATCCGCGATAGCGCGATGAAACTCAAATGGTATAACTGCTAATTACGATAGATATAGATATGGTGACAAATATTTTTACAGCGCTTCCGAAAATTGGCGATGCGGTCGTCGGTGAGCGCTCGACCAAGAAGCTCAAGTTTATCACACTGGAATCATTCGACAATGCCTCACTCGGTAGTGATTACGAAACTATCGGTGTAGTGTACAACAGGCGCGGACGCAAGGTCAAGATTGTTTATAAAAACAACGCGAGCAAAGTGTGGTGTACAAAATGGGTACTCAAACTCTCGGGATATACTCTTGACGGCACAAGCAGAACTGGCGTCATAACATTCCGTCCAGATTCGTCCGCAGCTGCGAATACTGACGTAACTGTGACCTACAAGGCTACTACATTACAGGGGCTTGTAGACGCGCTTAATACAGCATTCGCGGGTAATACTGTTATGGTCAGTCAGCATTGGGTGGCGTATATCAACGGCTCGGACGTGTGCGTTGAACACGACTACACAATCTGGCAGCAGGCTTCCTACAATGGCGCGAAAGATGGTTTCACGGCAACGCCTGCGCTGATGCCGGAGGTGGAATCTGTCGCAGATATACGGAGAAGACATGGCGGCGGTGGTGGAGAAGGCGCTATATCTTCATGGGAGAGAGCTGTGGCTTACTACCGTACATCTACAGGCACGGATACCTATCAGGGCTACGTGCCGTCACCGATTTCGAATGCTAAGGATAGAGCTTATCCTATTGCGCTTCAGTCATATCTCAAAGCGAATTGTGCCGAAATCCGCAAGGCGTTCGGTGAAGGCGAGCAGGGCTGGCTGAATTGCATGACTGCGTACATGTCGGTCTGCCCGACTGACTATGGCAATATGGGCACGCGTGACGGTTTAGCAAGAACTAAGCTAATCGCATCATACAAAGACACCTTCGGTAATCCTGTAGCGTCTGCGGCTAACTATTGCTACAATATTGACACGATTGCGCTTCCGAAAGGAAACTGGTATCTGCCTACGGTTGAAGACCTAAAGGACTTGCTCAGGATTATCAAGTACGGCACAAATGGCAGTGTGAACTCGGACCCTATCAACAAGGCCCTCGCGGCCATGGGCGGCAACACTATCTCCAACGGCTCCCACCTGTGGTCTTGTTGTCGCAGCTCGTCCTACGGCGCTTGGTACGCTGTCGGCTATTGCGGGTTCTTCAACCACGACAACTTGTACGTCGGGTTATCGGCCGTGCCTGTCTCGCTCTATGTTCTTGAATATTAATCTTGTGCGCGGCCTCCGCGTCGCGCACTATGAAATAAAAATACGATGACACTTAAAGAGAGTTCGATATATGTGCGGTTGAGAAGATTACGTAAACTACTGTATCAAGCGCAATTCCTGATGAATAAAGCAGATAAGATTGTTTACGGAACCCCGCTCATGCAGGCTTCTGCGGAGACGATGAAGAACTACGTATTGGCCTTCACGATTCATTGCTGTCCGGAGAAATTATTACCATAATGTAAGTTGCTCGACGGCCTCTGTC